GAACTATGCAAAATGTAAATATTTATTCTGTGATAGGACAAACAGGGTATTCGTTTAACTTTACAAGTGGGGCTTTAAATATATATGCAAATGGTGTATTATATGAAACAGGCGTGGATTATAGTCCATTCACTAATAGCTATAATTTAACTAATACACCTACAAATACATTTTTATTGCAACAACAAACATTCGCTCGCGCAGGTGCGGCATAAGGGGAAAAAATGACACAAGCCTTCAATCTATCGCAATTTGCCAATAAGGTAAATACTTCAGGACAAGCGGACTTAACAACTGCGGTAACAGGAACACTTCCTATTTCCAATGGTGGAACAGGTGTTACTACTTCACCTGCGGCTGGCGCAGTTCCTATTGGCACAGGATCAGCATATACAGTTACAACTCTTACTGCCGGAACAGGTATTGGCATTACTAATGCTTCTGGTTCAATTACAATTAATTCAAATGCGGGTGGCGGCACAGTTGATACTCAAACATTTAATACTACAGGCACATGGAATAGACCTACAGGAAACACTTTTAAAGTTCAAGTATGGGGTGGTGGTGGTGGTGGAAATGCTAGTTCAGGCGCACAAGGCGGCGGCGGCGGATATAACGAATATATAGGATCAGTTAATGCTTTAATAGGAAATGTAAATACTATAACTGCAACTGTAGGAACAGGCGGTTCAGGTGCGGCTGGTGGACATTCTGTATTTAGTAATATTAGAGCAAATGGTGGCTCATCTACTGTTAATTTTGCTTCAGGTGGTTATCCAGCTAGTGTAAATGGCGTTGGAGCGGTTCAAAATGTTGCAGCTACTAGCGGCGCAACAATTAATCATTGGGTTGGTGGAGCTGGAACTGCTGGAAGTTCTGTTTGGGGTGGTGGTGGGGGTAGTGGTGGCATTTCAACTTTTGGTGGATCAGGAACACCTGTATCATCTAATGCTGCTGGTTCTGCTCCTGGCGGCGGCGGTGCATATTGGAACGCGGGCAACGCTGGAGCGGCTGGTAGAATTATTGTAACGAATTGGTAAAGGAAAAATTATGAAAAGATATTTAGTTATTGTAAATGAAATTGTTGATAATGATATTATTGCTGAAGATGATTTTATACCTGAATCAAATTGGATTGAGCAACCTATATTACCATTATCATTAGAAAAAGGTGAGAGCTATCCAGGTATGGGATGGGCTTACAAAAATGGAGCATTTATTGAATTAACACAAACTAATTCAGAACCTATTGTTGAATCAACAAAAGATGATTTACTTGCTCAATTACAAGCATTACAGTATCAAATAGCTCAATTAAAATAATATAAAATAAGGATAAGATAAGATGAAGATAGAATTTATAACTAATAATGCTATGGCTTTGGAATATTTTAAACCTATTCCAGCCAAAAAAATGATACCTGAATGGTATAAAAAATTACCTTTAAATGTTGAAGGCATGGGTTTAGATGCAAAAAAAATGGTGCAAATGGAATCTAAAACACCATTTTCTATTAAAGGTTGTATTCCTGTTCGTGATTACATTACAAGTGGATACATTTTAATAGCTCATGCTGATTTATTAATTACACCTGAATATATACAAGAAACTGATACAAAAATATTTTGGTGGCGCTCTGAAGGAACATCAGTTGAAACTCATGGACATTCTCAATGTCCTGTAAAAATGCATGGATTTAAAAATCAATATATAAAATTTATGAATCCATGGGCAATTAAAACTCCAAAAGGATATTCTTGTTTATTTTATCAACCTGAATATTTTATGGAAAATAGATATCAATTATTTCCAGCTATTGTTGATACTGATAAATATGATTTTAACCCTATTAATTTTCCAGGCGTTTTAATATCTAATGAATCATTTATAGTTAAAGCTGGCGAACCTATTATGGCAGTATTTCCTTTCAAAAGAGATAATTGGTCATCAAATATTAAAGCTATAACTAAAAAAGAAATGGAAAAGCCTAATAAATTTTATGCTTCTTTTTTAAAGTCATATAAAAATCTATTTTGGAATAGAAAAAATTATGATTAAAATAAAACAATATTTTAAAGAAATTAAACATACTTTATTTGTTATTTATTCAAATAAGGTATAATTAACCATTCAATAAGATAAGACCATCGCATTGCGTCAGAAAGATGCTTGCGTCATTAACCTTGTAAGGAAAAAAAATGGCTATCTTTAATAAAAACACACTCCGTCAAGTTTCAGGATTTGACAATCAGATTATTGCAGGTGAACTTGTATATAATCAAGCTACCTACTGGAATCTAACACTTACCCAAACATCCACCGACTTACCTATTGACCTAACTGGCGCAACAATTAGCGCATCAATCATTCGCAGACAATTGTCTAATGTGCATGATAGTCGTTATGGTCTTACTTTTGACATAGCCGATTACACAGTAAGCGTTCCTTCCGCAGTTAATCTTACTATCACAAACAGAGTAAATGCTTCAGGTCAATTTACATTAGTCATTGATGACAATGCTTGGGGCTTTATAGCAAGCGATACTCAATTAGATATTAACGCTGCTGATCCTGTAGGATTTTCAGGTCGTATTAAAATTTCATACCCTGCAAGTGGCACAACACCAGCACAGGATTTAATTGTATTCTTACTATTCCTAGTAAGATCAGACGGAGTGATAAACTAAAATGGCTATTATTAACGCACAAATTCAATCAGCGGCAGAATTAACATTAACTGTTGATCGTGGGATTATTGGAAGTTCAGGCACATCAGGTTATTCAGGTTATTCAGGTTATAGTGGTGTAGGTGTTAGCGGATACAGTGGCTATAGCGGATATAGCGGCATTGATGGCACAGCACAAAGCGGTGTATCAGGATACAGCGGAAGAAGTGGATACAGTGGCTACAGCGGATACAGCGGCACAAACGGAAGTGCTGGCGCATCAGGAACAAGCGGATATTCAGGTTATTCAGGCAGTGGCATATCAGGATACAGCGGTGCAACAGGTCCACAAGGAATCAGTGGGTTTAGCGGCGCACAGGGCGCAAGCGGATTTTCAGGCGCAGTAGGCGCTAGCGGATTTTCAGGAATTAGTGGATTCAGCGGCACAAGCGGATATTCAGGATCAGGCATAAGCGGTTGGTCAGGTTATTCAGGCATAAACGGATTGAGCGGATACAGCGGACAAAACGGATCGCAAGGCATCAGCGGATTTTCAGGTTACAGTGGAGCTGTTGGAACACAAGGCACTAGCGGATTCAGTGGATATAGTGGTGCAGGCGGTTCTGTTGGCGCGTCAGGAACATCAGGATACAGTGGTTTCAGCGGATATTCAGGTAGCGGATTTAGCGGTTACAGCGGATACAGCGGTGTAAATGGTTTAAGCGGATATTCAGGTCAAAATGGCTCACAAGGTATTTCAGGATTTAGCGGATACAGTGGAGCTGTTGGTGCATCAGGTCTATCAGGATACAGCGGAACAGTTGGTGCTAGTGGGTTTAGCGGATACAGTGGCTCAGGAATAAGCGGATACTCAGGTTACTCAGGCTTTAGTGGCGCACAAGGTCAGTCATCAAGTTATTTTGAATACCATGCTCACACAGGAACAACTTCAGGCTATCCAGGCGATGGCGCGGTTGGTTGGAACAACGCAACTCAAGCAAGCTCAACTATAGTTAATGTTTCACACTTAACTGAAACTAATGTTGATATAGATATTTATTTATCTTTATTAACTAATTCAGAACAATTTGTGGTTCAAGATGCAAACGCAAGTATTAATTCTCAAACTTGGCAAATTAATGGCACACCAATTAATTACAATGCTGGCACTGCAACTTCTTATTGGGCTTATCCTGTTACTTTAGTATCAAGTAGCGGAACAGGCACTACAAACTTTGCAAACAATCATAATTTAATTTTAGCGCTTGTTAATGGTGTATCAGGCGTATCAGGTTTTAGTGGATATAGTGGTTTTAGCGGATTCAGCGGAATGAGCGGTGCAAGCACAAGTGGATACAGCGGTTACAGCGGTGCGGTTGGGGCTAGTGGCACAAGCGGATACAGTGGATATTCAGGAAGTGGTGTGTCAGGCTGGTCAGGTTTTAGCGGCATAAATGGTGCAAGCGGAATATCAGGCTTTAGTGGCGCACAGGGAATCAGTGGATATTCAGGATACAGTGGTGCAGTTGGTATCAGCGGTTTTTCAGGCATCAGCGGATATAGCGGAATTGACGGAACAAATGGGGCATCAGGTATCTCAGGCTATTCAGGTTTCTCAGGCTCAGGCATTAGTGGCTACTCAGGATATTCAGGTAGCGGTATTAGTGGCTACTCAGGAATAAACGGATTCTCAGGAATCAGTGGATTCAGTGGAGCAAATGGAGCTTCAGGATTCAGCGGATATTCAGGTGAAGTAGGCGCAAGTGGTTTTTCAGGAATCAGTGGCTACAGTGGATTTAGTGGATACAGTGGAAGCGGTATATCAGGTTATTCAGGTTCAGGTATATCAGGTTATTCAGGATATAGTGGAATAGGCACTAGCGGATTCAGTGGATTTAGTGGCGCGGTTGGTGCAAGCGGATTTAGTGGGTTCAGCGGAATCAGTGGATACTCAGGCTTTAGTGGATCAGGTATAAGCGGATTTTCAGGCGCAAGCGGCATATCAGGCTACAGTGGCGCTGCACCAAGCATTGTAACTAAAATGATTTATGATGTTTATACTGCTACGGCTGCTCAAACATCATTTACAACAACTAATACTTATACTGCAAATAAAATTCAAGTATCAGTTAATGGTATAGAATTAGTTAATGGAACTGATTGCACAGTTAGCGGTGGCACTACATTTACAACAACTGCATTAACATTAAACGACAGGGTATCAGCAATATATCCAATATAAAGGATTAACATGGACAAGATAACACAAGATGCTTTGGCATACTTTAAAGAGCATGACCAAAATCATTACAGATATTTGCTTACAAACAATTACGAGCGAGCGGTTTTTCTAAAAGGCGATCCAGTCTTTCCTAGAGAAGCCACTCGTTATCTTTGGGCTAACCGCAATCTTTTAGGCAGAAATGTTTTAGAGATTGGTTGTTCTACAGGTTACGGCTCTCAATTTCTTCCAAATGATGCAAGTTATATAGGTTTAGATTACGATCCTGTTATTATTGGTGTTGCAAACGAACAGCAATGGGGTTCTAACGCGTCTTTTATTTATGCTGATGCCAATGCCTACCCTTTTGAACAATACGATACCATAATCGCGTTTGAGTTTATTGAGCATATTGAAAATGGGCTTGAGATAGCACAAAAACTTAAACAGCATTGCAAAAGACTTCTTCTTACTACTCCGCATAATGAGCCTGTTGGATTTTGGGGCGAACATCACAAGCTTCATGGTTTAAATGAATCACATTTTCCCGACTTTAAATATGAATTTATTAATGAGGAAGGTTATATTTCAAAAGAACCTGCTGAAATTAATGAAAGCAATAGATGTAACCTTATGATTATGAGGTGGGATAGTGAATAAGGTTCTTTGCTCGGTAGCGACAAGAGGTCGTTATCACACAACACTTCCCTTAACTTTAAATGCCATAATTAATCAAACTAAAAAGGTTGATAAGTTAATTATTTGTGACGACAATGACGAGCCACAGGATATGCGAAATGAGCTTATCTATAGTCATTTTTTTCAAATGCTTACTATTAAAGGCATTGCTTGGGAATGGATATTTGCAGGTAAAAAAGGTCAGCACTATATTCATCAAATGGCTAACATTATGGGATATGATTGGGTGTGGCGAGTGGATGATGATGCAATACCCGAACCGCATGTCTTACAAACTCTTTTTAATTACACTCATAAAAATGTAGGCGCTGTTGGCGGTGCAATTATTACTTTGCCTGACAATCCTGATACTTCTAAATGCACAGGCAAAATAGAACATATCAATATAGAGCCTAACATTCAATGGTCTTTTATTAACAAAGTCAAAGAGGTTGAGCATCTTCACTGTTCTTTTCTTTATAGAGCTGGGGTGCATGATTACAATTTAGCATTATCAAGAGTAGCGCATAGAGAAGAAACTTTATTTACTTACGGGCTATTTAATAAAGGATATAAAATCCTTGTTGTTCCTAATGCTAATACTTGGCATTTAAAGAATCCTAACGGCGGGATAAGAAGTGAAACTAATCAAGCTCTTTACGAAGCTGATGAAAAGATATTTAACAACACAATTAATTACAGCGACAAAACTGTTGTGGTATTGACAGGCGGTATGGGCGATCATATAGTCTTTACTCATGTATTACCTGAAATTAAAAATGCAGAAATATTTACTTGCTTTCCTGACATAGTGCCAGGTCGTTCAATTGCTGAAGCTTATGAATTGTTTGGCAATATAGACCAATGGAATGTTTATATTAAGATGCATCAATGGGGTTGGAAAGACAGCTTGGAAAATGCTTATAGAAAGATGTATCTATGATTATTATTAGCCCTTATTCTAAAAAGCTAATGAATGGCAAAAACAATCCTAAAAATTATCCTTACTGGAAAGAACTTATTAGACTAATCAAAGAGCCAATTGTTCAAATTGGTGTTGAGGGCGAAGAACAATTAGTTGATGACTTTAGAAAAAATTTATCTTTAGCAGAGCTTGAAACGCTTGTCAATGAGTGCAGAACATGGATAAGCTGTGATTCTTTTTTCCAACATTTTGCTTGGGATAAGAAAAAATATGGTATAGTATTGTGGTCGGTTTCTGATCCTCTGATCTTTGGACATCCTGAAAATATTAACCTATTGAAAGATAGGAATAATTTAGTTGAAAATCAATTTTTATGGTGGGAAGATACAGAGCATGACGCTAAAAAATTTGTTGATCCTGAAATAGTGATTGAAAGTTTAAATGCAAAACTCCTATGAAACCATTGATGACATCTTCGATTTTCTACAAAATAAAACAATCAAAGACATTGGGTCTGATTATGATGATAATAAACATTATTTGGTTATTTTATTATCTGATGGCTCTGTTGCTTATATATACAGCGATAACAGTCTTTATATGTCTATTGAAAAGCATCTTATTAATTAGTGGAAAGAAATGAAAATGAATATGGAAGATCATACGAAACATGTATTAGATACAGTTTCAGGTGTTACGGCTCTTGGCGCATTGATGAAATTTTTACCAGCTATTGCGGCAGTTTTATCAATAATTTGGTATTGTATTAGAATTTATGAATGGCTTCGTTCTAAATTAAAATAATGATTTTCTTGATGGTTTTATTTAGCAAAAAGTAGGAAACTGTTTCTTAAAATATACATTTTGTATATTTTGTAAATTAGGAGAAACACTATGTGGACTAAACCATCAGCAACAGAAATGCGTTTTGGCTTTGAAGTAACTATGTATGTAATGAACAAGTAATAAAAAAGGGGCATTTTAAGCCCCTTTCCTATATGTGAATACCGATTTTCTGAGGAACGCTATTCACCACTTTGAGCCAAATGGCTCAAATTCACTTAATATAATGATCGCCTGTATTTCCGTTCAATCCAACAATATCTATTTTATCTTCGTCCCAGGTAGTTGTTTCATCTGAATCGTAATAGATTTCTTTTTTCTTTTTACCAAAAATCTTTTCAAAATTATCATCAAACTTTTCTTTATCTGTTTTTCTTGCTACTGAACCTTTACCCGCCTCGCTATATTTCATAAGCTTTACCCCTAAATGCAACAAGACCATCACCAATAACTTCCACTAATTCCGGTGGTAGAAGTTTACCCTTCCAAAAAGTAAGAACAGCAAAACCACTTCGCCAATTTTTTGGATTATCTTCAGTATAATGAACAAACTGTTCGCCGTCAATTTCAGCAAGAGTTCCAGTGTCGACACCATAACGAGTGCCTGTATAGTCTGTGTAAGCAGCGACTTTAAGAGAGTGCAAATGTCCTGTAACCATACTTGTGCCAGCGCCCATAGTATTGTTATGGGTAGCATGAACGCCACCTTTCCATCTGTGTTTAATACATACATCGTTTACCCATGTTGCCCAGCAAGGTTTCCAAGCAGGGAAATGGTCTTTTAAATGAAAACCATGTATCTTTTCATACTGCGGGGCTACCGCCGCTAACAGAGTTTCAAAACGGCTATCATGATTACCTAAAGTCCAAGTCAATATAGGGCTAGGTTTAATCTTTTTGCAAGCATCTTCAATGCCGCCTAGCATTGTTTTGCAGGCTTCTAATTCTTGATAAACATCAGGTCTATTTTCAAGGAAACCAATACGACCATGACGAGATATATTAGCGCCATCAAAAGCATCACCATTACATACTACAAGTTTTGGCTTTAATTCTTCAATAGATTTAATTAAAGCTCTGTAAGCTGTTGAAGGGTTGTCGTTCCAAAAGTGTGCATCAGAAAATACTAAAACTACACCATTTTCAACAGGAACATTAATTCTAGCCGAATGTCTTTCTATCATTGGGGTTTCGCTATTAGTAACTAAATCAAGTCCGTAACGAGCCTCTAAACTGCGTCTGCGTCTGTAAACAGCAGTAAGATCACAGCCGATAGCTAACGCCATTTTTTTAGGTGACTTTAATTCTTTCCAAAGTTTTAAAAATTCTTCATCTGTAGTTATTTGATTCGCTGGTGCATAAGCTCTTGGCATATTTTTCCTTAAAAAAAGGGGGACGAATCCCCCTTAGTTATTAAAATGGAACATCAGATTCCATGTCGTCAAAGTTTGCTGGTGCAGCCTCGTTATTTCTAGCCGTAGATTCTCTTGGCTTTGGCTCTCTAGTGTTTAACCAGCCGTCAAAATTAACAGGTAGCGTTTCTAATTTTATAGATAAGCCACCATATTTATTTTCCATAACTACACCGCAATAAATATTCTTGCGTCTTTCTTTGCCGTCTGTGCCGACATATTTTTCACCGCCTGCAATTACATCATATTTAACTGCCATTTTCTTTTCCTTTAAGTTGTTGAACAATTATATCTATTTCGTCATTAAATGCCATGACTTCCGTTTCTGCTTGCTTTATAAATTCCTCGTCCCTAAAAACCCTAGTAATAAAAAGCTGTAATGCATCGCTAATATCAGGATCAAAAGAAACTAAGTCGCACCATTTTCTATCAACACCACAGCAAGCCATTTGCCATTGAACTTGAGCATAATAACGACTTATTAAATCTTTGCCATCATTAATAAAATGCTCTAAATGGTTTTCAGGGTTGGGGCATTTAATTTCTATAAGCCCGTCGCTACCAATTAACCCGTCAGGTGAACAACCTGCCATAGAAATGACAGGGTGATTAACAAAAGGAAGCTGATCTACGAACAAACCCATGCGAATCTCGTAAGAAGCCCTTGCGAGAGGCTCTAACGCGTTTCCTCTTTCCATTGCGGCATTGGTATAACCCTCAATGCGTTTGCCCGTTAAACGCTCTCGTATGAGTTCGTTTTTTAATTTTTTACGACCAGCGCTCTCACCTGTCTTAACTTTTGACATTAGATCAGAAATTCTGCTCGCCGTAATTTTACCGAGGCGCATTTCAAACCATTCGTTACTTCCTTGTTGTATGTCCATAAAAATACCTTCCCATTGCGTGCTGGTTAATTGGTTCCATATCGTTATTTCTTTTGAGCCTTAGATAAATTGTTTGCACAATCCATTGAACTCTCATACTTTCTGAATGGGGATAAATTTTATGAGATTTTTCTATTAATGAGTTCATAGCATTCCTCTGATTCTGTATTCAGCTACGATACAAGTTTCATTAAAAGTATTTTTAACCTTTTTATCTGTAGTTTCGATTGCATAACCTTTTTTGCGTAGATTATAAACACAATCTGCTAAACGATAAATACCAAGTTTAGTCCATGCCCTTAAAGGATCGATTGTTTTAGATTTTTTAAAGTGATTAATTAAGCGTTGTTGTTGCGTCATGTTATTCCCCTTTTAAGATAGCTTTCATTTTGTTAGTTTCTGAAATTACAGCTTTAGAAATTGTTTGATTATTTTTAACTTCACCAATTACGGAAGCATAATTAGCTTGAAGTTCTTCAATCGTTTTGCTTGACTGAATTTTCTTTAAATAGTCTTCAGGATTCATGCGGGTAGATTCACCATCATCATCGTCTTGATATAGACCTGTAATTGACGCCAAAGTATAGCGGCGCAAATAAGTCAAAGCCGACCCGTATCCCTGAGGGTCATTTTTTTGCAAAGGGCAAATAGCTGTATCTTCTATCCATTCACCTGAGGAATGAATTAAACGGGTAGTTAATGCTAAAGTGCCAGGCTGTGATTCTGTGGGGGTTTGAATGAAAGCTATGCCGAAGTTGTTTAAAGATTCTTTAATCGCATGAATTACCGAACCTAAATCTGCATAACGAGATTTAAAATGAGGATTGGTAGAATCTTTAACGGCAAAGGTAATGTCGTCTTGTGCTTTTACTAACGCTGTTGCTATTTCTTTTATACTATCTGATGTTTTCATATCTTATAAATTCCTTTTAAAATTAAATAATGTGCTTTATTGTTTCCTCGTATGCCCATCTAGCGAAATTATTATCTTTATGATGTTCCGCTATAAAGCGTGCAAGCCCTTCTATTTCCGCATCATATAAATCTCTAATGCGTCCAAGCTTATCATCTTCAGAATCGTAGATGATATTTTTTACTTGTTCTTGTATTGCGTTTTCTTTGTAGTAATCACTAAATTTTTTAGACTGAAACATAATATGATCTTCAATTAATTCTTGAAGGGTCGGTATATCTTCAGCCCAGTCCGTATCGGGATTAACCAAAGCTTGAATATGGACTTTCTCTGTTGCAACATTCTCTTGGTCAGACATAATATCTCCTAAGTTGTTGATTTTTCAAGATCATACTCCCAAATTGTTGAATTGCAAAGCATTTTTATCAAACCAATAAGGAATGTCACGATCAGTCCATTTTGCGATATGAGCTTTGTATAATTGGTAGTATTTTTGATATGAAGCGATAGCGTCATTTTTAATTTTGCAATCGTCAGGCATAGCTGGCGTAGGCTCAGTAAAATTATCTGTGCCAATATTTTTAGGAACAGCATAAAGCTCGTCTAGCAATCCTGATGTCTGAACTTTATGTATTTTTGCATAGCGATATGTATATTCAATACATAAAAATGTTAAAAGATTATGCAACCAGATATAATTATGGTAACTTTTGCGAACCCATACAGCAGACGGGTGATTCATGTGAGTTTTTTTATACAATTTACGAGCGTTAGCATAATCGTCGCCATCAAGAACACGATGAGCGGTAGAAAGAAGCTGTGCATATTCGAGAATCATTTTGACGCAATGCTTATCAAGATGCATGATAGCGCAGTCGCGAGGGTTATTGTGCAGATAAAATATATTCATATAAATTCCTTTTAATTCCTGTTAAAAAAATACTACAAAATTAATTATCTTCCAAGTATTTAAAAAAAGAAAGCATTATTCGCATAATACTTTTATAGTTAAATCTTTTACTTTTTCAACATCTTCGGGCTTCATTCGGTTAGCTATTTCTATTGCGAGTTTAGAAGCTTTTCCAGCGTCTTTATTGTCCTTGGCTGTGATAGCAAGGATCAAAGCAACACTTAAAGCATGGGCGTCATTCTGTATCTTCATCAGCTTCCCCCACATTTTCTATATCCTGAACATCAAATTGTTCTTCAGATATTTTATCGTTATCGTCAATAGAATCAGTAAAAATATCAATGGCTTTATCTTCGTTTTCAGCAACAACTTCCCGCTCGTAAGTGTTTTGGGAAGTGATTACAATTTTAAATTTATACAGTTTCATCATAATCCTCTCTTGTATTTTCATCAGAAGCTTTTAACTCATATTCATAATCTTGAATTATATGATCGGCTATTTCATACCAATTAACTTCGTCCATAAAAGCTCTTGCATAACTTAAAGCCAAGCACTCATTATCCAAACCTTTTTGATCGGCAGATAAAATTTCATCAGCGTATTCTTCTAAAAATTGACCAAATTCATAAGTTTTAAGCATGTATGTTTGATAATAATCGGACATATCAAATCCATCAAACATTTCTAAATTGATGCGCCAAGTAGCGTAATTAGTCCAGCCGTTATATTTATTGTCTTGTGTCATTTTTTATCCTATCCAAATAATTTAGTTAAATAAGGGTAGCCAACATAAAGCCAAAGAGCCACATAAGCCCAAAAAGCTGTTGCAAAGATAATGCCTTGGATTAAGTCTTTTTTCATTATTCCTCTCCTATGCTAGATTTATATGGATCAATACTACTTTGAACATATTCGTAAGTATTATTTACGGAATTGCGCTGAAGTTTAGAGTTAGGGACTACAAACTCGTATTTGTTTTCGACCCAGTTAAGTTTGAGTTTGGCTTCTTTGGGGGCATAATGCCATTCTTTTTCCACCCAGTTATATCGAAGCTTTGCCGTATCAGCGTATGATACGATTGGAAGTGCGATTAATAATGCCGTTAATAATTTCATAGAGGCACCGTCACTGCTGGATTAGCTAAAGTGTCATATGCAATTTTTTGATATTTGTCGCAAGATTTGTAATTTTCTGCAACATATTGGAGGGCTTGAGAGAAATTAATATTTTTTTTCTCTGCAAGTGTTTCGATTATACAGTAAGCGCCTGTTATTCTCATATCGTTTCCTTTCAATTCCTGTTAAGATAAAATCTACTACAAAACGAATCATCTTCCAACATTTCGAAAAAGAAAAGCTTTTTTTTACTTTTTTTATAAATATTTTATAAAAGCGATGAAAAACGACGAACACAAAGAACAAGTAGCACTTATAGAATGGTTCAGATTTCAATACCCTTTAATTAGGGGTTGTTTATTTGCTATTCCAAATGGTGGTGTAAGGAATATAGGGACGGCTATAAAGCTCAAACGAGAGGGAGTTATGGCAGGTGTCTCGGATTTGTTTTTAATGGTCCCAAAATCGCCCAAATGTGGTTTGTTCATAGAAATGAAAGCTAAAGGTGGAAAAGCGCAAGAAAATCAGTTAGAATTTCAAAAGTTAGCTAAAAATATGGGTTATGACGCTCAAGTGTGTTTTGGCTTCTTGGAAGCGAAAGAAACTATAAAGAATTACCTTAAAGCATAAAAAAACTTTCTTTTTTTTGAAAGTTGGGCAATACTTCGTTTTGTAACAATAAGACAAAAAGGAGTATTATGCATTATTACCAGCACAATATAGCTGATTACAGAAAGGATACAACCCATTTATCACTGTTAGAACATGGGGTTTATCATCAGCTTATAGATCAGTATTACCTCTCAGAACAACCAATACCCCTAGAAGAAACCAAACTATATCGCTTAATGAGCGCAAGGAGTGAAGATGAAAAGATTGCCATACAAAGTGTTCTTGAAGATTTTTTTATTAAAACTGAAGATGGATATATTCATAAGCGGTGCGATATTGAAATTGAAGCTTATCAAACTAAATCTGAACGCGCGGTTGTTGCCGCGAAACTAAGGTGGGGCAAGGAAAGTAATGCGACCGCAATGCAACCGCATACCGAACGCATACCGACCGCTATGCAAACCATAAACCATAAACCAATAACCATAAACCATAAACCAATAACTAATAAACCAAAAACCAAGTTATTAGAGTGTGATGAGTTTATACAATTTTGGAATACTTACCCTAAAAAAGTGGGTAGGGATAAAGCATTAGAATCTTGGAACAAGACAAGACCTAATATAGAAGAAGTGCTTAAAGCATTGGATTGGCAAATTAAAAGCGACCAATGGTTTAAAAATGGTGGGCAGTTTATACCAAATCCTACTACTTACCTAAATCAAGGTAGGTGGAAAGATGAACAGCCCGTTCCTATAACTTTCTAGGAGGAAAGATGATAAATGAAATCTTATGTTTATCAGCAATTATGTTTGGCGAGGCTCGCGGTGAGCCAGATATTGGAAAAGTTGCTGTCGCTTACACAGCAATTAACCGCAAAGCCGATCCAAATTATCCGAAAAATATTTGTTCGGTAATGAACCAACCTTATCAATATGAATTTTTAAAGAAAAAAGGAATGCCTAGTAAAAGAGATTTGGCTTACCTTATGCCTTTAGCTGAAGCAATATTGGAAGGTCGGATCGATGATCCAACAAAAGGCGCTAAATGGTTTCATACTAAATCTATAAAACCATATTGGGCGAAAAACAAAACAGTGAAGTTAGCATATAACAATCACATTTTTTATTAAAAGAGAGGATAAGATATGACAGAACTTGTAAAGCAATTATGGGAAAAAGCAACAGAACTTACAGATGAGAGCAGAGCGTCCACAGACCTTGTGTTAGTTCACAAGCTGCGCGATGCTTCTGTTCTTATGCTGTTAGCCGCAAAAGAAATTGAAGCGCAGGAAATTAAGTACGAAAAATTGCAAGAAGATTTTGAATTGTTATCATAGGAGAAAATAATGGGATTAGAACTTTCAGTAAGACAAGCAATGGGTGAGCTTAAAATTCCTGAGCATATGTTTCAACCTTCAGTAAAAATTGTTCATACTGAAAAAAAGAAAAACATTGTTCATAAATGTTATGCTCATATTATGAATAATGGTCGTGTGGGTATGAGTAAAAAAAACAAATCAAAAGACAGTCAGCAAAATATTATATTAATTTTTGATGGGAACACTAAAGAACTTTTAGGGGCTGAAAAACTTGAACTTGAAACTGATTAAAAAAATAATTGATATTTTAATTTGGACTTTAATAATTGGCGGTATAATTGGTTTAGCTATCGGAGTTCATACTATGATCGATTTAATTTTGATAAGGATGCTTTAATGTTAGAGTTATTAGTTGCATATAACCTGTATATCCATGACGCAAGCTGGTTATGGTGGTTTATATTTGCTTTTGTTTTTATTCTCTCAAGGGATTGATGGAAATTTTATTTAGATATTTAGTGTTTGATGATTTTGGTGAACCTATTCGTAGGTTTAGAACAAAACATGAGGCAGAGTGTTATGTGCAAAACAAACCTGACCATGTAATAAAAGTTTTACCAAAGTTACCGAAAGAAAATGTTTTTGATTTAATACCGGAAGAACCACCATTTTAAAAGGAAATTGAATGTTAGAACAAGATAAAAGAAATTTTATGAATATGATTAACTCGGTTATGAATATTTATGGTGAGCCAAATGTTGAATTAGACATGATGCGTATTTGGTTTGGTAAACTAAAGCAATTTGATTTTGCGGTGATATGTAAAGCTTTTGATACGCACACCAGCAAATCTACCTTTGCACCTACACCAGCAGACATTATTAGATTATGTCCTGTGCCTACTGAGTTTACAAAACTTGCGCCGCCAAAAATGCCAAAAGAAGAAAGCAAAGAATACTCAGAGAAAATGTTAGAGGCTATTGAAAAAGCGCCTAAACCAACTACCGATCCGAAAGCATGGGCTAAACGCATAATTGCTAACCCTAAAAACTATCCTGATATCTCTCTACGCTTTGCAAAGGAAGCTATAGCAGCAAGAAATGTCAGAATTTAGATGGAAAAAGTATGGTGACTACGCAATAACATCAAATGGATATTCTATTTCCAAATATAAAATTGCTGATTCCGCAAAATATATATTATGGTATTTGCCTAATACGCAAATAAAAATATTTAATACATCACAAGAGGCTAAAGATTATGCAATGGATCATTACAAAACAAAACCTGCCTTTCCTAGTGGCGAAGCTAGAGGCTCTAGACTTCTCAAAAAAATGGAAAGTGGTTCTTACTGAAAATAAAGATGTGAGAACAAACGAGCAAAATGATCGTTTATGGGCTATGTATAAAGCTATAGGCGATTACCTTGGTTATAGCCAAGACGAAATACATAAGATGATGAAATATAAATTTTTAAGGACAGAGCGTATTATCAATGATGAAGTCTTTGAGGTTCTTAAAAGCACGACAAATTTGAGCATTGAACAAATGACCGATTATATGGAAAAAATTGAGGCTTGGGCGGTTACGGAAATAGGATTTAGCTGGCAATGACTAAAGATGAAAAGAAACACTATGAAAAATTATCTCAGCTTGGTTGTATTGTTTGTCGTAATCTTGGGTTTGGTTATTCAGCTCCACATATTCATCACATACGGCATGGGGTTGGATTGGCTATGCGTAGCCATTGGAGTTTGGCTATCCCTTTATGTCCTATGCATCATCAAAATGGCGGTCATGGCGTGGCGCTTCATGCGGGACAAAAAACATTTGAAGAAAAGTATGGGACGGAATCTCAACTTTTACAACAAACATTAGAGCTTTTGTAGTAGAATAATTTTTTAAGGAGTTATTATGAAAAAAGTATTTTCAATAAAAGAAGCTGACATGGTTTCGCCTAGCGTTACTATTGGGGAATTTTTCTTAAAATTATTACACGCAGCTACAAATGGTCATATTTTACATTTACAATCTAAATCTTATTCAGAACATAAAGCTTTGCAAAAGTATTATGAAAGCCTTCCTGATTTAGTCGATAACATTATTGAACAATGGCAAGGTGCTTATCAGACAATTGTTGAATATCCAAACAATTACAATCCGCCTTTATCTGACGCGCTGACTGAAGTTTATCAAATTAGAGATTTTCTTGCTAAAAACAGAGCTGTTGTTGGTGATTACAGTTCAATTCAAAACCAAGTAGATGAATTAATGAGTTTGTTAGATTCAACAGTGTATAAATTAACATTTTTAAAATAGGATAAATATGAAGATAGAATATAAAAAGATAATAGATTTAATTCCGTATGAAAAAAACAGTCGCATTCATACAGATGCTCAATTAGATCAAATAGCCGCCTCTATCAAAGAATTTGGTTTTAGAAACCCTGTTATCGTTGATGGCGATAATATTCTTGCAGGTCATGGCAGAGTTGAGGCAGCAAAAAAACTAAACATTAAAGAAGTGCCAACGATTAGCGCTTCAGATTTAAGCGATGACCAAAAGAAAGCATTCATTATTGCAGACAATAAGATTGCTCTTAATGGTGAGTGGGACGAATCACTACTTATTCAAGAGATAGAAGATTTAAAGTTAGCTGATTTTGATATTAGCGTTTTAGCTTTTGATCCTTCTGAGCTTCAAGTTAAAGATATTGATTATTCTATTTTAGATCAGCACGACCTTGGCTCTCAGTTAGATGATTTAGCAAAAGGCGTAAGAAAAGCAATTCAAATTGAATTTGAGCCTGAACATTACGAGCGTGCGCAGTTAGCTGTTAAATTTTGGCGAGATCAAGATGCTTATGTTGGTTATATGATGCTGGAATATTTTGAAAGAGAAATGAAAGCGGTTAAAGATCAAGGCTTATGATTTGTTATATACCTACAAAATCAAGACAAAATACTAAAACATATAAATTATTCGAAGAAGCAGGGATAGAGTTTATACACTTTATCGAGCCTCAAGAGTTTGATGTTTATGATGTTCCTAACAAAGTAAACATTGAGCAGAACGACAAAGGAATCGTATATGTTCGAAATTTTATGCTGGACTACGCAAGACAACACAATCATGATTGGATTATCATTTGTGATGATGATGTCACAGGATTCGGAATCTTCAATGGCAAAACTGTCAATCTTGGTGCAAAAATTTGGTTCGAGATTTTTGAAAAAGCTTCAAAACTTCCATTTGAATTAGTCGGTATCAATTACACGCAACACGCATGGCATGAAAAAACTTCCTACTCTATAAATAGAAAATACGCTGAAGTATGCGTTCTCATTAATACTAAAACTATTACTTGGAAATATAGAGAGCAATTTAAGTTTAAAGAGGATAGAGATTTTGCCTTACAAACTATTAAGCGAGGTAGTGGCATATTAAGATTTAATCATTACTGGTTTGCCTGCCCAAATGTTGGAACTAACCCTGGCGGACTGCATGAAGATTACAAATCTAAACGAGATGAAGAAGCCGCTATAAAAATGGTTAAAGAATGGCACCCATTCCTCACACTTCAAAACAAAAATGGTCGTATAGATATTAAGTCTGATATAAAAGGATTCGCAGCTCATTATAAAAAGGTTATCAAATGAAGCGTGTCGATTTAGATTTACAGGAACATAATATAAAGATTGGCGATACATGCGGCGATTTAAAACCAAATGTTACTGAGGATAGCATTTTCTACGCTGATGGTGAGCCGATTGGATTTTACCTAAAGGAAGTGCCTACAAAATTAAAACAATTCGCTGAAATCGCTAATGCAGAGCTTTTATCTGATAGAGTTCCTAAAGAGATAATGAGCCGTGGTCCTAACAGTGAGTTCTATAAAAAATTGCTTGAAGAAAAAGGCATGAAACATGTAGATCAGTTTAGTACTATTTTAGGAAGCTGCGCACCAAGACCACATATGCGTATGCCATATCCTAGAATTTCAAGAGTTCATGAAGTAGAATCTGCTCAAACATTTATTAAAGCTATGTTGCTTGCTTGTCATGAAGCTGAGGAACTTATTAAGGAGTTAGTGCCAAATGTATATGAAAAACAGCTTAAAGCAATCGAAGAAAATGTCCCCCCTCGTTTCAGATTTGGTAGATTGTTTACTTCTAGCATCTCTAATTTCAACATCGCTGCTAATTATCATATTGATGGTGCGAACCTTAAAGATTGCGTTAATGTAATTATTGCAAAAAGAAGTAATGCTAAAGGTGGTAACACTACTGTGCCTGATTATGGCGCAACTGTTGATAGCTCGGATAATTCTATGTTAGTTTATCCTGCTTGGCGAAATGTTCACGGAGTGACGCCGATTATACCACTTAAAGAAGGCGGTTATAGGAACACTTTAGTATTTTATCCATTAAAAGCGTTTAAAAATTACTGGTAAAATGCCTACTGTTCCTACGAACACCAAATGCAGGGAGTTAGGTTGCCCAAATCAGAAAACCTACCGCTCAACATTTTGCGCTGAACATGGTGGCGGAATGACCGAAAAGGGTAAGGAAAATAGCAAACTTTACTCCACTGCATATTGGAAAAAGCAAAGAATCTCTCAATTAAGCAAGAATCCGCTATGTGCGTCTTGTTTGCTTGAAGGTAAAGTTGTTTCAGCTCAGCATATTGACCATGTGTTTCCACATAGGCAAGATGGCGTTAAATTTAAAAATAATATATTTCAAAGTTTATGTGGTCCATGTCACACCAATAAAACATTAGAAGAAAATATAGGTGTGTATTTTCATTACACAAGTAATGGAATAATTAAATATACGGATGCTGATTATGGCTACAAAATTGCTAACCAAACAGAACTTACGCAAAATATATAAAGCGTTTCAATCTTTACCACCTTTTAATCAATATAGAATGCCTGCTGCGCACAAGGTAACATTTCAAGTAGTTAATGATGGTGAAGCATTTGGTTGGTTTATAAATGATCCAGCAGTTATTAAAATAGATAAAAGCTGCGAAACATGGGATCAAATATCACAGACTATGTTACATGAGATGATTCACTGTATGCTTTGGTATAATAAACACAAAGATTTTGATCAGCACGGAAAAAAATTTGAAAAGTATGCAAAAATAGTGTGCGACATGTATAATTTTGATATAGAGGAATTTTAAATGGGAAGTTTAATAAGTTTGATATTGCCAGCTTTAGTTCCAGCATTTACTGATGGAGTTAGAGGTATATTTGCTAAATTTACAGGTGGCGCAGGTGGAACACCACAAAATATGCAAGAGCGCATACAATTAATCGAAGCAGAAACAGAAAAGCTTAAAGCTTTAGCGGCATTAGATATGCCTAATGGTGAACCAAGTAAATGGATTGTTAATCTAAGAGCAGCTTATAGATACTTTATCGTTACTTTCATCTTACTTGCAACTATCTTCGTAGTATATTCACCAAATGTTCCTGCTGCTGTTGTTGGTGTATTTTTAGACATGACTGGCGCTTGCATGAGTTTTATTATAGGTGAGCGTATGTATTTAGGATTAAAAAAGTGAATTTAAGTCAACATTTCACATTAGAGGAATTATCCTACAGTGATATCGCTAAAAGACACTCTTTGGACAATACTCCTGACAAACATATCATTTCTAATCTTACTCGACTTGCCGAGCTACTTGAGAATGTTCGTTCTTTATTTGATAAACCTATTCATATTAATAGCGCTTATCGTAGTATTACAGTCAATTCTTTGTTAGGAAGTAAGCCAACATCTCAACATTGTATAGGATGTGCAGCTGATATTAGGATAGATGGATTAACACCGGAACAGGTTGTTAAAAAAATTGTTAAAAGTGATATTCAGTATGACCAAGTAATTAGAGAGTTTGATAGTTGGGTGCATATATCTATCCCTAATGCTGAAGGATATATAGCCCGTAAACAAGCACTCATTATAGACAAGACAGGAACGCGACCATATATGAGCAAGGTAGATGGATCAATATTTGCTTTGTGATATACTATGCGTTATTGGCTATATAGAGTGGGTAGTTATAGCAGGTGTAGTAATATATACGATAATAATATATAAGAGACCATAACATGACGATAATACAAGATAGAGATAAGACACACGCACCATCAAATAAATACATAGAGCTAGCCAACACAGCTCAGTCACTTAAGCTAGTATTCAGATCAGCCTTATTAGAGCAGGATTTATGGCTGGAAGATGACATGATGGAGGCAATCGACCTAATATGCACCAAAATGGCTCGCATAGCACATGGTGACCCAACACATATAGACCACTGGTTAGATATAGCTGGCTATTCCCAACTCATAGTAAATAGACTACAATCCCAACAGACACCCCCTATCGCTAAGAAGCGAACAGAGAGAAGAACTAACGAATAACTTAAATTTTAGGGGTTCGCTACACAAGCAGGCGAGGGGACAATCTTCTGCAAAGTAAGTTGCAGAGGGGGGGGTCAACAAAGAATTATGCCCTCATTTTAGAAAAAAGGTTGAAAAATTATGCAATCAAGGAATAAATTTCCGCCAGAGCTTCACATCGTTCATGGCACGCAGGGAAAAAATCAGGGAATCACTTTGCCTGAGAAATTAAAACAATATACGCCTGTTGCGTATTGGTTAAAAAAACCTGAGGAATGGGATCAGGAAAAATTTATAGAAACAACCGCTAAATATTTATACGACCTATATGGTATCGGATCGGAACAAGACCAGCATGTGCTTGCTATGTTAGCCGACCACATGACGACTTATGTTGAATGCGTTAAAGGTATAAAGCTTTCAGGCGTAATCGCAAAATATAACGGCGGTAAAACTTTTGGTCCTAGTCCGCATGTTTCTTTAAGAGATAAGGTAACGCCGCGTATTATTTCTTTAATGAACGAACTTGGTTTAACTCCGAGAGGCAGGCTTACAGGAAATGCAACCGACGATGTTCACCTTGGGGATTTAATTGGTGGTCCTGACAATTTTAAATAAGACATGAATAATTGGGAAGATGGCATACAATACGCCATAGATGTAACTAAAGGAAATATTGCAGTTTGTAAAAATGTTGATCTTTCTTGTCAGCGTTTTTTAGACTTTATGGGCAATAGGCATTGGGAATATGAATTTCACGAAAAATATGTCCGTCATTTTTTAAGATTCGTAGATGTTTTAAAACATACTAAAGGTCCTGATGCTGGAAAGCCTATTTGCCTTCAACCTTTTCAGATTATGCTTATCTGTGCTATTTATGGGTTTAGACATAAAAAAGATTTGAACAAAAGAATGACCACCGATGTCATTGTCTATATTCCAAGAAAAGCAGGTAAGTCAACTTTAACTTCTATAATCGCCCTTTATGAATTAATTTATGGCGAGGCTGGTGCAGAAGTTTTTACATTAGCAACCAATCGTGAACAAGCCACCATTGTATTCGATGCCGCTAAAGGTATGGTGGAAGCCATGCCAAAAACAGCGCAAAGTTGGTTTATCAATAGCAAATATCAGCTTTCTAAAAAAGGCGACAGTCAGTCCATGTTCCGAGCTTTATCTAGGGACAATAAAAAATCAGGTGACGGAAAAAATGCTAGTTGTGCCATTATCGACGAAGCGGCTCAGATTGTAGATAGAAATTCTATTGAGGTAGTTTTTTCGGGCATGGTGGCTAGAAAAAATCCACTACGCATTTATATAACTACCGCTTCCTTCACAAAAGATACAAAATTTTATGAAGATATGCAAATGTTCGAAAGTATGCTTCATGGCGAAGCGCCTGATAATCCTCACTGGTTTGGACTTTTATATGGTCTTGATCCCGCGGATGACTGGCGCGATGAAAATGTTTGGAAAAAAGCTAATCCAATGCATGGTATTTCTATTTATCAGTCGGCTATTCAAGAGAGATGCGATCAAGCAAGACTTAAGCCAGCCTCTTTAAATGAATTTTTATGCAAAACTCTAAATGTTTATGTTTCTGCTAACTCTGCTTGGATAGATAGAGATTACTGGGATAAGTCTATAAGCGAAGTTAAGCCCGAACCTGAGGCTGTGTTTATTGGCTTTGACCTTGCCGCAACGCGAGATTTGAACGCTGTCTGCACGCTAAAGCGTTACTCTGAGAATGATTATTTTGCAGAGTTCCAATTTTTCTTGCCCGAAGATGGTCTTGCTCTTATTCCATCTCATTATCGTTCTATATTTGACCAAGCTGTAGAATCGAAAATATTACACATAACTGAAGGCAATGTTATGGACGATAGAGAAATATCTGAATATATTATTAAACAGGCATCTCTTTATAATGTTAAAGAAGTAGGGTATGATGCTTATAACGCCGCGAGTTTAATTTCTCGTTTACACGACAACGTCATTCCTGTAAAAAAAGTCGGACAGGGAATGGCGATATTAAGCAACCCGTCTAAGCATGTTGAAAAATTAGTAATGCAAAATCAAATAAAACATAATGGCAATCCATTCCTAGGTTGGCAATTAGGAAATTGTGAAGTTTATGAAGATGTAAACGGAAATATTAAAATTCGTAAGAATGAAGCTGACAAATCAGCTAAAGTTGATGGTATAATAGCCCTCATTATTGCTATGCACTGCTCACTTGACCACCCATTCGTTTCGAGTTCATTCGGATTCAGAAGTATTTAAAGGAAAAACATGGCTATACTAGACATTTTCAAAAGAAAACCTGATACAAACAAAAGCGAAAGTAACTCTCTTTTTGGTCAAACAGCCCTTGGTAATAACATTCTACGCAATGTTAAAGCTCAAGGAATCCAATCTTCAAACCAATTATTATATGTAACGACATCATCAGTTAATACCGCAGGTCGCGTATTAGATATGTCCACACTATCCCGTAACTCTACTGTTATGGCGTGTGTCAATGCAAAAGCTAGAGCATTATCTCAATTACCTATTAAAATCATGGCTTATGATGAAAATGGCAAAATGGTTGATGCAATTAGCGATCCAAATGTTTCAGGTCGCGATAAAGCAAAAGCAAAGCAAGTTTATAATTTATTAAATAATCCAAACAATTATCAATCATGTTATGAATTTTGGTATCAATGGAGTATGTGGTATGACCTCAGCGGAGAAACTTTTACTGCTTTATGGCGTAAAGATCAAGCAAATTCTACGCAAACTCCAATTGAAATGTATTTATTAGATTCGACTTTAATAACTGCTCAAATTACACCTACTAGATACCCTACTTATAGGCTTTCTACTTCTACTTACGGTTTTAACAAAGATGAACCATTAGATTATTATCAAGTTATTCACGCAAGTGAAATGGCTTGGCAAGGTTCCGCAGGTTTTAACAAAGGTATTTTAGCTACAGAATTAGTATCGCTAGATCAAGATATTGATTTATATGCAAATTTTATTATGTTAAATGGCGCTAAACCTAGTGGCATGTTTGTCACAGATCAAGTTATACCTGATGCTAAATTTAAAGAAATTGCCGCAAGATTAAAAGAAGCTTGGACATCTCTTACAGGATCGCGTTCTACTGATTTATCCAAACCAGGTCAGGGCATGTTGTTAGATAACGGCATGAAATATATGCCATTAGAAATGCTAACACTTCAAGATGCTGATGCAAGAGCTTTAAAACAACAAACTATGAAGCGTATTTGCGGATTGTTTGGTGTGCCACCTGCAATGATCGGAATTGAAGAAGGCAAATATAATAATACTCAAACAATGCTTGAC